CATTGACTACAACTTCTCTTTTAGTGATAGTATAATTTATCAAAGTTCCGTTCTGATCAAAATTTGGTATTTTTAATCTATTTGGAGAACCTTCAGCATTTATTGGTGAAGAAAAATCTATATCATAAACAGTTTCGAATGGTTGACCAGCACCATTTATTTGTGCTCCTCTTCTTAATATTCCACAATATCTTAAATCTTCTTGGTCTCCAAGTGCAGGAACTGTAATAGAAAAATCAACTAAAGCAACTGAGGGTCTGGCACCAGGAATTTTCAAACCGTAAGTTCTTGCAATGTTATAAACAGAAGATTTTTGTTGAGCGTACTGTAAAACAGTTTCTTGGATACTTCTATCAATTTGAAACTGTAAGTTGTCAGTGACTGCGGCATTCAAATCCAATAAAACAGAAAAAACCCCAGCATCATTAAAATTTTGGACTAAGTCCGGATAATAAGTCCTCGTAAAATTTATAAGTTCAGTTCTTATTCCTTGAAAGTCCCTAGTAGTATAGGATATTTTTTTATTTGCCATATTACACGTTTATTATAATAAAATCGCTAGAATCAAAAGCGTTATTTGTATTTGTATAGTCAATTTTTATTCTTGCCGTATGTTCCAATCTTCCCACTCCAGGGACAACAAATTCTCTTTGACCATTCTCATTTATATAGGTATCTCCATAGGAGGGTTCTTCTTTGGCTGCATCTGTTATTGAAATGTTTGTGATTAATATCCCTGGCATGTAGGTTTCTGCTGCAGTTCTTATTTCCTGTTCAATTTCAGAAAAAGTTGGTCCATCTAGGGGTTCAAATATATATTCATAGAGTCGGGTTCCAAAATCAGGTAGAAAATACCTAGTCCCTCTTTTGCTCATCAATAAATGAACTAAATTACTTCGTATTTCTTCATCAGAATCAGATGATGTATCAAGATATCTACCCACATAGGAGTCTATAAATGGAAAATTTATACCGTATGAGATGTTGTCTGCCATATTGAATAAATATACATCAATAAGTTTTCTTATAAATAGAATATATATTCTATAAAAAAGAATCACCGGGGGTTTCCCAGTGATTCTCTTATTTGTGTTGATCCTTTTTCCCATTTCGGGTCGAAGGGACAGTGGGTGCATTTTGACCCACAACAACTTCCCCTTTTGATATGATATGATTCGGTCATTACAATATTTCCCATATCATCTTTATAAAAGTCAGGCTCAGGTAACTTTTTAGTCGTCTCCCGAATATATAACTGTTGTATCCAATCTTTTGATGCGTTTACTGTCATTTTAATTTCATTTTTTAAAGTTATAAAAATCTAACAATACTCGATAAATTATTGTTAAATCATTTCCCCAAGTTTGTTTCATAATATTTCGTATTTAAACCCCATTTAAATTCATCGATTTTTTTAATATCAAAATCAACTAATTTGTTATTTTTTGTCACTTGATTACATAAGAAAATAAACATGTCTTGACTGAAGATATTTTTCATTACATTTATGTGTTTATGAACCCATTGTACATTCCCAATAACATAACCATTTTTACTATCTATTCTATCTAATGATGCGGTATATGATTTATCATTCCAACTAATTGGTAATCTAATGTTAATTCCTGATAAACTACATTTTCCGTTTTGTTTTTTAAATAATTCATGAATATATTCTTTGGTTAAATTAAAATTTAAATTTTTTCTATTTAATCTTTTGGATGTTTTATATCTAGTTATGTTATACCATAAATCACCATTAATACCCCCTTCTTTATTGATTCTATTTTTACAACCACAAGAAATTATAGTGCCGCTACGTAGGTGAGTCCCAAAAACTTCTGTTATATTACCACATTCACATTCACACCTATATCTTATGTGACCATTTTTATTCTTTTTTAGTTCTTCAACAACTTTAAGTTTTCCAAAAACTTTACCAATCATTTCAATTTTTTTCATATTTCACAAGTATTTGTTATTATATATAAATATATTGTGAAATAAAAAAAGTAAGGAACTTATAATAAATTCCTTACTTTTCTAACATTAAATAATCTCGCAAGATCCGTTTGCACAAGCCAATTCACCACTTAAGTTAGTATTGTCTTGAAGTTCAATAACTTTAGTAAGATCAACATTTGTTAGAGTCTTGACTAATCTTTCAAAATCTTCTTCTGTACAATCCTCGAAAGGTGCTTGTTTGTAAGTGTGGTTCGAATATGGTAAAACTGAAAGTCCATTATAGAATTTTCGGTTGTTCCACATCCATTCTCCAACTAAATCCCACTCATCTTCTTTGATTGAGACGGTGGCAGAAACATTATGTGAATTTTGTCCCCCCCTATGTCCAAACTTAATCCATTCTTGTGATACCTTTTTAACACGCTCCAACATTTGGAATACTGATTCGTGTCGAAGAATTGAACCTTCCGGTGATTTTTGTGGAATTGTAATTACTGCAGTATCATGTGGTCTGAAAAATTCATCTTCGACTAATTCAGGATGATTGATTGCAAGATAGGAGTAAATTGCCTCATTTTTACCTACACGAATCCTTCTTAAGTAAAAATCATTATGCCAAGCATGGATTCCTGATGATGTACCCAAAACCAAAGATGAGGTTCCTGATGGTTTCACTGTTGTTGTTCTTGCCGCCTTATTGATACCAAGAAGTTTCGCAACTCTTTCATTTTCTTCTTTAACTGCAATTGCCGCAGATTTCATATCATAACCTAAAACAACACCGGAACCAATACCTGTCATACCGACACCAATAAGAGCATCTTTTTCAGTGGTTCGTTTCCAAATGTCTCTGAGGTAATGAAAATCAGTATATCCCGCTTGGAGTGTTCCAATAAATGCGGCTCCTTTAACTCGTTTTTCAAAGTCTTCCTGGGATTCAATATCCGATGCATTTACCTCACATAAGTTACAAAATTGATATGGTCGAAGACCGATTTCACAACAAGGGTTTGTCCCCCAGTCCTTATCATTCGATAAATAAATCCCCGGTTCTCCAGCCCCTGACAATTCAATCCGTTTCCAAAGATCCATAAAATATTCCTGAGTTACTTTGTGACGAAGAAGAACTGCCGAGTTATTTGCTCTACCTCTTTGTGGATTTGATTCCCACCAATTTCCTGACTTACATGAAATCATTTCATCATCATCCGCTGAAAATAATGATATTAGTGCCGCTCTTCTGATACCACCCGCCAAGACCGCATCTGCAATATGACAAACAATATCATGTGTTTCAATTGGGGAAAGTCTATCTCCATCCATTTTGTTATCAAATACTTTGGTAATATTATGGATACAATCTTTCAAGGGTTGAGGACCTGGTGCCTTTCCACCAGAAGTAACCAACAAAGCCCCTTTTTGACGGATATCAGAAAAATCGAAAATAGGTGTAGATGATTTGATTCCTAAGTAGGATTCAATTAACACTTTGATTGCATCTGCCCATCCCTCAATACTATCTCCGATCAAATATCGTCGGGTTCTGTTTGGGTTTGGTCTTTTGATTTCTGGTAGTTTTTCCACATGATGTTTTTGTACAGAAAATCCAACACCGGTACCACCTAATAATAAAAACATTGTTTCTGAAAATGCATCCGGATGATCGATTGGAAGATATGCACAGTTGTAGATTCTATTTGGTGATATTTCAATTGGTTTTCCTCCGAATTGTAGGGACCTCATCGAAGGTAAAATCTTTTTATCATACACCATTTTATAAACCTCTTCGATTTCGTCCTTAACATGTGGGAATTTTTTTTGGTGCATTTCTTTGTTTCTTGTGACTAATTCATCCCAAGTTTCTCTTCTATTTAACTCAGGTGAATATTTTGCGTATTTCATATATACGGTAATATTACTTAATATTTTTTGTGAAATATCCATTTCTTTAATTTTAATTTTGATTTAAGTTTATTTTAAATTAATTTGTCTGCTTCCTTTTTTCTAAAACCTCTTTAATTCTTTGTCTTTGTTTCTCTTCTTTTTGTTCTTCATGACCAAGAAAAGTAACAGAACTTTCGGTGTCAATTTCCAAAGTAGCATTATTAAATTTACAATTTTCAAAAATAACCCCATCGTCACCAATTCGAGATTTGGTAATTGCAATGGTCGCGAGTTTCATTTCTTTTTGTTCAAGTGTTTTAGCGATGGATATGATTACGTGTCCAACTTGTGCCTTTTTGATTGATCCTCCCATCTGGTCAGTTGTAACAACCTCAGAAGATATGGAAGAACGATTTCCCTGGGTTGCAGTCCACCCAACTAAATTCATTTCATGACACATAGCCTCAAACGCTCTCATAACAGAACCTTCACTTTTCCACTCATCACCCAGATTTTTGTCTGGTACAATACAATCAATGTAGTCTAACACAACCATGTCAATTTTAGTACCATCAGCAACCATTTTTCTAAGTTGATTCTTGATTTGTAACATTGTTAATGTGTCGGACGGTAATTTTTTTAAAATTAACTTATTGGTCATAGTTTCTTCTACCTCTCGTACTTTTTCCATCACTTCTTCCTTTTTTTCAGACAACTCATCTGGATGAATTTTAGTCCAAAGTGTGAAATGTTTTCTTTGAATTACTTTAGGGTTATCCTCAAAAAATATTTGAACAACATTAAATCCTAATCCAAAGGCATGATTACTAATTTTGGTAAGTATGGTTGATTTTCCAACACCGGTTGGTGCTAAAATAACCCCGATTTCACCTTTTGCCAATCCACCTTTTAGTAGACGATCGATTCCCGGTATTCCCATGGGTATAGGGTTTCTGTAATCTTCTTCGAGTACTTGGTCAAGATTAGAAAATACATCTAACACAGATGTATCTTTATTCCCAACCAATAATGCTTCTCGAACCATTTCTTCAAGAGTATCATAGTTTTCAAACTCACCCCCATCAATAATTTTTTGGGCTTGAGTCATAACCTTTTTTAACTCTTCTTGTTTACAGAATTTTAGTGCTTTGTCTTGAACAAAACTAACACCATCGATGGTCACATCTTTAATTTTTTTTATCGTATCCAAAACTACTTTGGATGCCATTTCTTGTTGAAGTTCGGATTTAGTAATTTGTTCTAAAGTTTCAAAAGAAGGTGTGTGGTCATATTTTGAGTAATATTCACGTATCATTTGGATGATAAGTTTAAAATATTTATTCTCAAAATATTTGGTCTCAATAACGTCAATAATCGTATTAGAAAAGTCTTTATCTAAAATAATTTGATTAAGAAGTTGTAGTTGAAATTGTTGTCCTAAGTATTCAAAATTTTTCTCTGTCGCCATGGTTTTTTTAATCTTTGTAAAGATAAATACTACTAGTTTTTAATAAATTGAGGATAATCAAAATTAAAATTTTTAGAGGAAAAAATGTCAGTCAATTCCGATAAAATAGTTTTTAACTTTGGTCTTAAATCAACCGTATAACGAACTTTTGGTGGGTAGGGTTTTGCATCAAAAATTCTGTGACATAATGTCGTATCACCATTTTTTATAATAAGATTGAATTCTTCTTCACCATCAGTGATCGAGGTATTTAAGACTTCTGGATTTTCACTAATTTCATATTGATTCTCTAACATATAAATAACTGATCTCATTTTAAGATCGTATGATAGGGAATAACAAAACTTTCTAATGTAATCATAGAACTCTTGAGATTTATGAGCATTTTTGTTAAAGTTTCTAACATTAAAATATCTTTGAACTACGATATTTTCATTACATTTGAGTAAAAATTCAATTTTTGTTAATTCTTGGTTTTCTTTCATTTTGATTATGTTTTATTTTTTATTTCTGTATCTTGTTTTTTCTTTTCTTGTTAACTTTAAAAATGGTTTTAAAAACACCACCCAGGCTTCGTCTCCCTTTGGTAGGAATTTGAATAACCCATCTTCCATCATCATTCGAATCAGATTCCTATGTCCTCTACCATCTGGATCTAAAGTTTCCGAATAATAATCCTCAACAATTTGTTTACCTTCTTCAGTAATAAGGGGATTTTCTAAATCAATTATCATTGTATTGATATCAAAAAATTTTTGTCCAAATATTCCTTCCTTAGTTTTACCTGAAAGTAAATTTTGTATCGTTTTGTTATCTTTTTGTTCTTTGAGTAAGTTTTTTCCTTTTTGTAAAATATCGGAAATTTTTACCGGATATTCAAGGAACTCAGGAAATAATTTTAATAGAGTTTTTTCTCCTAACATAAAAATCCCATCAATGTTATCTGAATTGTCACCAGTTAATATTTTATAAGTTCTAATATTGTAATGGGGAAGTTCAACTTCATGTAATTTAATATTATCCCCCTTCTTATAGATCTTTTTTACGGATGGGGAGTAAATAGATACATTATCACCAATTAATTGTGTGAGATCTCTATCACTAGAAAAAATTATTTTTTGTTCGTCCTCTGAAATATGACAGTAATAAGCAATTAAATCATCAGCCTCACATTGATCAACTTCAAGTTGTCTGACAAACATTTCTTCAAGATATTGTTTGATTCTATTTTTTTGAAATTGAAAAGATTCTTCTTGAATTTCTTGGTTGGGTTGTTTTCTGTTAAGTTTGTATTTGGGATACAAAATCCTCCTTTTAGAGGATGAGGTAGAACTATCCCAGAACACAACAACTTTACTTATTTTTTCTTCTTCAATGAACTTTCTTAAAGTATTCAAAAAGTGCCAAATTCCACCCACATGTTGTTTGTTGTTATAGAAATCTTTAACTCCGTGAAATCCAATTTTTAATAAGTTATTACCGTCTACTAATAATGTTTTACTCATTTATTTCACCATTAGATGGTTCGACAATTTTGTTTCCTTTTTTCATATTCTCAACTACCCAGTATGGTTGTTAGTTAGTATAATTTTTTACTCAAACTCATTTTCTTGAGATTCCTCTAGTGTGAATTCACTACCACCCATTTTTGATTCCCAGTAATCCGAAAATTCTTTTTTGTATTTTTCTAATGATTCTTTCGTATCACTAATATAACCATTATGAACTGCGACAATTTTACCGTCTTTAAAACCTAAACCATTTACGTGATTTTTTAGAATTGAGATTTTGGTTCTAATTGCAAATGAAATTTTTCTACCATTTTTGGTTGCATCTATATGTGATATACCGGCCTTTTTTTGATTTCCAAATAAAAACACTAAACTACTTGCTAACCAAATAGCCTCCCCACCCTTACTTTTAATTTCAGGTTGTCCGAATGGATTATCGGGTAAAAGTACCCATGGTTGGTTCACAACAACTAAGGTATTGTAGTAAGGATAATCTTCTTTTTTTGACTTTGATATTCTTGAGTGTATTCCCATACCAATTTTATCTGCCAAAACTTTAGCGTTATGCATACCACCCCCAGCACCATCAAAAGTTTGTTTACAGGGAATCGAACCAATTGAATCCCATAGAAATAATATATTATAAGGGATGTCACCTTTTTCTTGGGCATTTATTATTTCGTTAATAAACTCAGTTGCTTGTTCAATGTACTCGAACGAGTCATTAAAAATAAACATACCTTCCCACTCATCCTCTTCATTTTTTGTTGCCTCAAGACCTAATTCAACCGCATGTTCCCAATTCCATTTTTTTTCAGTAATAATAAAAACGGGTAAATGTCCTTTTCGTTGAGCATCAGCGGCTGCAAGGATCATTGCGGTAGTTTTAGAACTGTTTGAGTGACCTAAAAACATATTTATACCACCCATGACAGGTCCAGGAAGTCCCGATGCCTCCATAAATGCCTCACCACAATTATAAAAAGATTCGGGTTTATATTTTGTCTTACTTGAGAACTTTGACTTTATGTCATCAAATTTGAATTCTCGTTTTCTAATTGCCATTGTTATTCGTAGATTTTTAAATTACTGATTGTTTCTAATTTATCTTTTGCATTTGTAAGTTGTTCTACTAAATTATCCATTTCTTCAGTATGTTGTGGGTGTTCTCCAATACCTACCGGGGATGTAAAGTAAATTTGAAGTCTTGCCTCCGCATCCGCAATTTCCGCTTCGTATTTTTTAACTAATGCTTCTTTAAGTTTTTTTGCAACAAATTCGTTCATTTTTTTTTATTTAAAAGTTAATATAAACCCCCACTTTTGGTGGGGGGTTTTGATTGTAATTAATCCTAGAATGGAAGTTCATCATCCTCTTGATCGAATTGTTGAGGATCTTCTACTTTTGTTTGGGTCGCATTACTACCACCCATTGAGACTTGTGACTCAGTAAGGTTACCATAAACGTATGATCCTTTCTCTGAATCCCACCGTGGAGTTTCTCCTTTAGCAATTGCTTCAAGGTACTCAACAGGTTTTTTAGAATAAACATCCTGCCAAGTTAACTCATCATTTACCCACGAATCTGATGTTTGTGAATCAGAACTAATTGGACTTGGGTCGTCATACATTACAGTCTGGATAACTGTATAAAATGCCCCTTTTGGTGTTTTAGCCTTGGTTAATTCCAAGATCAAATCACGTCCATTAGATGGGTCGGTGATATCTCCTTTTGCCTTCCAAATAGGGATAATCTTATCAAGAATACCTTCTTGTTTGTAGTTGTGTTTAAATCTCCAAAATTTAACACCATCTTCCGGATTATCTCGATCAATAACTTTTACAATATAAAATTTTCTTGGTTTATATTGTTTAGCAAGTTCTTTGTCGGATTCTTTTCCAGTAGACATTAATGCCTCATATACTTCTGTTAATGGGGATCTTTCATTGTCATTTTTTTCCGGGTCATAAAATTTTTGCCATTTACCGTCCACTTGAATTTCGTGGAACCACACTTCTTTAAAAGGTGAAGTACCATCAGAGGTTGGTAAGATTCTGATTTTTCTTTGTCCTTGTTTCTCCGATTCTTTAAGAACCGCAGCAAAGTACTTTTTCAATCTTTCTTCTTGAGACATTCCCGAGGTGGATGATGCACCCTTTTTTGAATTTTCGTACTGGGAGAGTACTGCGTCTAAAACATTTGTCGCCATAAATTAAATAATTAAAAGTTTATGTGATAATAATAAGAAAAAAAAATAGTTGTGTCAACAGGGTGATAAAAAAAAAGACCACTTTTTTGTGATCTTTCTTTATTTACTAATAAAATTTTCTAAAATTTTCTTCGTCTTGGAACTCATCGAAGGTGTCTCGAATTTCTTTTGGTGAAAATTCTTCAACTTCGTCAGTAGTCAAAACATACTGGTCTTTTCCTGTTTTTTGAAAATCTTCTTCTTTATCTTGAAAGAAATCTGTAAGTTTTTGATTGAACGGTCCGGAATCAATACTTCTGAGTTCCAACTTTTCTTCAGGTGTTTTGGGTCTCATTTTTTCAATCTTAGATTCCAAACTATTAAGTTTATCAACTAATTGATCCATATCCGCTAGTTTTGTTTCTAGATTCTGAAGTTGATTAAATAAATTGTTAAAGTATTCTTCTTGTTTTTCTGCAGATTGTTTTTGTGTATCTACTAAGTCAGTAATTTCAAGATTGATTTCCTCATCTTTACCAAGTTCTTCAACCTCATCGTCAGTTTCAATATCCACTTTCTCCGATTCTGTTTCACCTGTTACTGGTGCTGCGGGTGGTGCAACTGGGGGTGCTCCTACATCCCCTGCTGGTTCAGGTACTAAAGCACCTAAATCAGTTGGTGGTCCTGCAGTTTCCTCTTCACCTGGTAAAGGAACAGGTGCTCCTTGTTCTGTAATATATTTATTAATTCTTTTATATCTTGTAATTTCTTCTAAAATTTTTTTTCCTGCACTCATTACTTAACCATTTATTAATTGTTTTATGCCGGTTTTTGTTTCGACGTTGATTTTTCTATTTTGATTCACTGTATTATCAACCCTCTCAATTAAACCATCTTTCATTCTTATAGTGTAACAATCTCCTGTATCCAAATCACAGACTTGTTTGGATCCATTACCCAAATCTTTTTCAGTAATTTTGGAATCTTTTCCTAAATAACTGTCTAATATTAATTTTGTGTTCATAATTTTTTATTTATAAATACTTCAATATACAATAAAAACAATTAAGTAATGTTTAATAACCCGTAAAAATAATTTAGAGCGGTACTAAATTTGTTTTCTATTGTTTTTTTATCTTGCTCACTCATTTGGTCATAAACGTCTGATGGTTGGTTTTTAGGAAAATTCAATATATAGGTTTTAGTGAAAACTTGTACTCTTGTTACTTTATCTTGTGTTGGATTGGCACTTATTAATGATGGTGCCAAATTTTTAGTTAAATCAACTAGAAATGATATAAAAGTCCCAGAATTATCAAAAGATGCTAAGGGTACATTGAGTGTTTGTCCTTGTGAAGTACAAAAATATTTTTTGTTAAAATTGGTTTCTCCGTTTTGTGAAAAGGATTCTTGAAGTTTGATCCCAGCGTAATTAAAATCAGGTGCTGTGAATTTATTTCCATCGAAACTATTAATATAAATTATAGAAAACAAAAATGCAATTAATTCCTTTTGTTGAGAAAGTTTATTTACATCATTATAAGACGGATATCTGTCTAAAACACTTTTAGTAATATTATCACCTAATATTGTTGGTGTAACTTGTCTGTTAGTTGGGGTGACGGGTACAAATTTATTTATGTAGACTGAGTTCAATTTATCTTTACACTCTTGATTTTTAGTCAATGTACCAATTCCATTGACTACACTATTAACAATTGCTTTTTGTTGATTGAAAATATTGTTGGGACTTTTTAGTGCTGCGACTTCATTTTTTTCAATTTGTTCTTTGACTGATTTTAGTATTTTGGTTGATAAACCTTGTAAAAAAGAATCAATTTTTGGAATACTGTAAAATGGTTGTCTAACTCCATCAAAAGTAGTTGTGAAACCATTATCACTTATTCTATGTTTGACACTGGTGATCATATATGGTCCTGAAAACATTGGTACATTTCTTAAATTAAAATACATAAGGGGTTGAATCAGTGCGTTTCCAAGCATATCCACAGAACATTTATATGACCTGTTTCTATACAAATTAAATAAAGACACACTTTGTGATGACTGACTTCTGTTTCTGTTTAGGTTTGCCATTTGGTTTAATATTTCCAAACTCTCTTGAGTGGGTTCTCCCACCTCTTGAGAAACATCAAATTGCGTGAAAATCTGTTGATTTTGTGGTCCAATGTCAATATTAAAACCTACTACTTTGTTTGA